ATTCGTCGTTCCGAGGGTTTGAGTCAAGATTATCATCACCCGCTGATAAGGCAAAGTAATGTTTTAGCAAGTTTAAGTGATGAGCAAGTCTGTAGGACAAAGAAGAACGTTTAAAACTACTGTCTGTGAAAGTTAACAAATGTCCTGAATTAACGTTTCCCATCGGGGTTGTAAGTAGTAATCCTTCTTTAGTCTGAACAACTCTGTGCAAGGTGGTCATGTAGTCTGCTAATAAATAATAAAAGCACCTTTCATGCCCAGGAACAATATTTCCATCATAATCAATATTGCCCAACTCGATATTCCACCTGTACCATGGGCCCCAGTGGGTATCGTGACGTGTTCCCCATTCCCAACCTTGCATATCCGAAGATTTCAAGACACCATCAGGTGTGGCGTTCTTAAATCGGTTGTGTAATGCTGCTGTCTCACTAGGAGTAACAATATCTAATTGTACAGCGGTGGTATTGGATTCACTGTTTTGTTCATCTTGTAAAGAGTTATACAATGCCAGACGAGTCATTGTATTAGCTAACGACGAAACCATACAAATCAGGCGAGGTTTCTTACCTAATAAGCGTGGTTCTCCCTTAACACCTAGCAAAACAGGGTCGGCTATACCTTGTTTAACCAAGTCGCATGACAGCTTATCATGCTGCTCCCGGGACATGCCATAACCCATTAGTATCTCCCTATTAGGAGAGTCCCATACTTCTTTACCATATGCTATATACTTATCTACGCGATTATCAAACTCGCGTCTGAATTCGGCTTTATCTATACCTGCATTAGTAGAAGATTTGTAAACTAACGGGCTACCTGGACTTTTAGTTGGGTTCAATTTGTTAAATAAGGTCTCGAAAGTCCTCTCACCAACCTTGCCATCAACAAACAATTCATTGAATGGCTGTGGCCGGCTAACAACATTTTTACCAACAAACTCCTTGAAAACGTCGTCTTTCCAAGGAGGGGGCAGTTCCCTTGTCTTTCCCACCGCCTCAGAACGTTCAACATAAAATTTTAAGATTTCGATGGTGGGTTCTGTGTAGTTGGAGGCGTGGTAGTATTTGCCCGCAATTTCTTTTCCTTCTTCTGTAAGTAAATATTGGATTTTTGCGGGGTTGGGTTTTCTGCGGGCTTTTGCGGTTCCGACGTACCGGACACCACCCTCTCCCCAGTGGTGTTCTTCAAGATTGATTTTGGCTGGATCTCCGAAGGGGTATTCTTCCACAACTTCTTGTGTTGAGTCGGTTGTGGTTGAGGCCCATAAACTGGAAGCGCCGGTTTGAAAGTCGTCTTCAAAGCCGGTGTTTGTACGTTTAACGGAGGCGGGGCTCCTATGGGGAAATCCGGTAAAGGAATTTCCATTGGTTCATCCCCTGATTCATGCTTTTTCTTTCGCTTCTCAAAATGTTGTCTTCTAAGGGCTTTTGCCTCCTTAGAGTTAACCGTGTAACCTTGATATTCAAGGTCGCGCATAGCATTATCTAAC